GAATATTTCTGGCCGAATAGTGGACGTCCCTCCGAAAACAATTGGTAGCCATTTGGAGTTGAAGTCCTGTATCATGGTGGTCATGAAATCACTACTGCAAAACTGGAGATTGACTTTCCAGTCCACTATCTTCCTGTTTATGGGTATAACACCGAAGTTGTGTTTCCCCTCCACAACCTTGAAAGACTTCAAAACTCTTCGACCACTGTCAATTCTCTCTCTTATCAACTCATATTGTATGGCTATTTTCTCAATCACCACCTCAGAGTCTCCGATCACTATTTCGTTCCTGTGGTGTATGTCCAAGGAGAGGAACTTCTCTGCGCAGTCCAGCAATTCTTTCCTGCTGACTTTGGTGTCTGAGAGGAGAGCTGACATGAGAGGTGAGTTCACCATGTAGACCTTTGCATCCAAGGGCGTCTGAGGGATTATATAGCGCAATGCAGACCCCAGCTGAGACTGAGATGCCATCTCCCTCTGAGCACATGACATCAAACACCTCAACAATGATCCCCCAAAGTTGTTGTATGTGAGGGGTATGAATGATTGTTCTGGAACCGACCTTAGAACTTCCATCACCCGTCTTTGGGACCTGTTGGGCCTTTGCAAGAGATGAACCACTCCTGACCTCGACATTGATAGGATCGGTGTCTTCTCCAAGGTTTCCTCATCGTTGATTTCAACTGGTTTGTCTGGTTGCATGGCCATCATGAACTCTGCAGCTATCCTATAATCTCTTGAGCACGTGTGGTCGTAGTTGTCCACCATGCACGAGAATAGAGGTCCCAAACAGTTTATCACAGGATGAATCCTCACCATCCCGCCGATCTCAAGCGGTATTCTGAACACGTCCTCACCCATTTTCCTAAAAAGGGGTAGGGTTTGCATCTGAATCATCGTCAGGTGAGTGTTGAGTAGCTGCACCCATGTTGATCCCACCACAGACCCTTCATTCCTGAGATACTCAAGTGAGATCGTCAAGCAGCGGGATGCTGCAGCAGGCATGTCAAAGTCGTGGGATACGTCTATGTAGGATAGACGGCTTTTCACATCGGGATTGTGGATCCCGTTAGATGTGAGGAACCTCGAGTTCATCTCACAGACGTGCTCTGAGTGTGTCGACTTCTCCATGTTTCTTTTGATACCGCATGATTGACTCACATCCAAGTGGATTCTGGTACAGAGCTCTATAACTTTGTAGACATTCATCTCAGTGTCGTGAGGCATAGAGAGTATCCTCATATAATCGTCTGATGTGACAAAAGTCTGGATCTTGAGGAGCACGCTTTGCCTGAGTCTCAGCAAGTACTCAGTCACGAATTTGGAGCACTTGCAATTGTCATCCGCAAACACACTGCTCGTTACTCCTAGGACACCTTGATACATGCCTTGAGGAGCAAAAAGGATCTGTCTGCTGAAATTGCCGTGATCATTCCCTTCCACATCCAAGGACTTCATCATGTTGAATGCAGTGTTGACACAATTGCTCTCCTCCCATGATTCCCTCATGTCGTCCTTCATAGTCGTGTAAAGATGATCTGGGAACTTGAAAACCTTGTTAGAGAATTGACAGAAAAGGTTCCTCAGAACATTTCTGTTGGTCCCACACTTTGACCTGATCCCGACAGTCCAGTAGAGAACATAAGGAAGCATGCTGGGGCCCCACTGCGAGCAATCAGCATTATCAAAAATCACCTTCTTTCTAGTTGCCTTCACTCTTTTCTCTGACATTGAAGCCTCGTATGCTCTCCTGACCACCTCATCCTTGTCTTTGGCCTCGATCAGATTTCCTCTATCCCCCACATTTCTGGCGACCGACTGGATGTGCCTGGAGCAGGTCTCTATGTAATATGACAGCATCCTCAATGGCATGTTCATGACTGCTATTTCTCTTGCACCTATTTGATCTTTGTGAACCATTTTTGCCACACAAGGTTTGTCCATCACCATGTTTGCTAGGATCATTGGAAGAATAACGTCTGGTTTTAAACAGAGGCCAGAAAGTTCTTCAGCTGTTACCTCTGTCTTATCGAACTCTTCCTCCGTGTAAGGTGACTTGAGGGCCATGGTGCTCAGTCTGGTCTGCACTTTGTTGCTGTAGAAGTCCCTAACTTCTGTCAAAAGAGTGTTGTAACACTTGTCGTTTTGATTCTGAGAGACGGAGCTATTCCCGGTTTTGACAATCCTTGTGGGGAATATTCCGCTTGCACACACATTTGCCAACGATCCTCTGCTGTTGGCTATGTCGTTTGTTGTCATTTTGGAGAGCGGGTCCTCCATGTCGTACTTGTCTTGGATTTCTCTAAACGTCATGTGGTGACAGTCCTCTCCGAATGTTTCTGACATTGAAACAAGTGTTGAACCCACAACTGTTATCCAGCATGGTGAGTATTTGACTGCAGCCTGTGAATTCTTTAAGAAACTAGTCCTCATGTGCTCCAGAAGCTCTTCACTACTGCCACACTCACCCAAGAACCTCAATTCGTGAGGAGGGTTCAGCAGCCTTGCTTCAAGAAAGTCTTTGTTGTTTGAGAACTCTTTCATGAGGACCAATGACTCAGCAACGCTCTTTGTGTACCTGACAATGCTGAGCATTTTGCAAATGTACAAGCTGTTGTAAGCGTGCTGATCACTAGGTATGTAGTGCCTTTCGTGTGGGAAGGATATCATCCAACT